GGCTTTCTTGATTCTGGTCAGAAATGCTACTGCAATATTCTCGATAGCTTGCTTGCCAAGGCTTCTCTGTTGACTCCATTCAAGGTCATAGAACACTGGAAAGTCCAGTCCACGTCCACCAAGAACAGAAATTACGTTCTCAGCTTCCTCGATAGCTTGTGCCGATGTTAAAGCATAGCTGTACTTATATCCACCAATAAGAATTCCATTGGATTTACAGCCCTTGTAGTTGTGTTCGAATGATTCGTCAATTCCAGATTTCTGATGGATTCTTAATATTGCAAACTTAACTCCAGATTTTGATACTTTTGCCCAATCCGGTTTCCCTTGCCACGATGATACGTCAATTCCTTTAATTTCCAATTTATCAGCTCCTTTCATGAAATCATGAAACATTTTTATGAAATTTTCAAAGTCCTTAGTTAACTAAACAGGAGTTGCAAAAATCTACGCTATTGCAATCCATGAAACAGCTGGTCTTAAAACTGCACCAGATGTAGCATTGTTTGCAATTTTTACGGTAAATCCAGTCTTAGTGACAGATGAATAATCTACAAATGCATTTACACTTCCGTATACCGGATTAGTTGTTCCACTTCGTATAGAACATAAGACTGTAGGTACAGATTTGAAAGCTTTTTCAAATGTAACATCTATTGTTTTGATACTGTTGGTTGCTATTTCGATGTCCGCTGTCGTGCCAAACTGAGCCTTTGGGTTACTATTTAATTCATTAATCGCCCCCAGTACCGTCTTGTTGTTCGTCTGCAAGTTGCTGATGACCGCATTGGTCAGCTTTCCAACAATCCAGTTCCAGATTCCGCTGAATGGTGAAAGTTTGTTTGCTTTTGATGCAGCATCATAGAGCATTAAGGTATCTGCATCTTCTGGAGTTGCCTTTACTGTGTATTCATTAAATTTTGCCATATTAATTCTCCTTTTCTATATTGAGCTTTTTATAGAGCTGATTAATTAGTTTCTCCTGTTGGTCAAGCTGTTTTTTCTGGCTTTTAATCATCGCAAACATAGCCGGTATCATGATACGTTCGTTCCAGTTCTCAGCTTTGCCATCTATGTGGTCAACCGCCAGAGGAAAATATATATTCACATCTTCCGCACGGAACATCGGAAATTCAACTCCAACACGCTCATCATGTTCTTCAAGATATCCGTCTTTGTACCGTGCCATTATTGGTTCGATGTTATACAGGCTTTCAATGAATTCTTCCGTCAATGAATCTCCAAGAATCTTGTACCTTTCAGATGATGAGCCATATGCGCGAAGTCTATAATCGTTATTTGAAATCCAAGCATTCCATCCAGATGTTGTAAAGCCAAAACCATACACTTTCATGCTTTGCCTAAATATCGGTTCGTTATTTTCATCATCAAAAGTGCACGGACCAGATACATTCATATTTTTGACTTCCAAGTTACAATTTTCGGCAGTCAAATTTGAAAACTTACCGGTATCAGCCGATACTTCTGTTGCACTAATATTAAGCTCTTCGGCAGTCCAGTCGATTCCCCACGCCGTTTCAACGTATTCAATGTCCGCAGTGCTGCTAAAGTATTTCTCGGCACTAACAGGATTTATTCCAGTATCTGAAAAACAAATTCCTGTATATTTCATGCGCGTAGAATTTTCTTCATAGCTTGTAAATGCAGTGTATCCTGAGTAATCTATCAGTCCCTTCACGGTGCCTTTTTTATCTTTAATCTTTAGGTATCCGTTGCCGTTTTTGGTTCCACCTAGAATTGCGGCGTTTCCCATCAATGCGTCTAAACTGATGTACAGATGTCCATTCAGATAGTAGAGGCCTTTAAATTCTCCGCCATTGGACAATATCTCAACAATCTGCTCCTGCGTAAGCATGCCAACGTCAACAGCAACCTGCCATGTCTGCTGATCGGCGATTTTAGTTCTTCCGGAATCCGTATAAATTGTTGCACGTATCATTCCGTCAGCACCAAGAGAATAGCTATCTGGATTAATAGTTATTCCACTGGTCTGTGAATTAAAGGCCATTTTTGTCCATGTTTTTCCGGCATCTTTGCTGTATTCTACTATCCACCAGGTTTTAAAAGTTGCTTCGTCACCCTGTCCATCTCTGTAATACGCATGAACATTGAATGGATTAGGAGTTATTTTCTTATCCTGTCCCATCATCAGGACTCCTGCGTTGGCCCTCAGGTAATACGTTCTTCCTGGAGGCCCGTCATTACCTTTGATTTTCGTCCAACTATACTTAGTCGGGTCGGTGCTGTCCTTTACTTCATAGTCCGTGTACTGTCCGATATACAACTTGTTAGCACTGTCATCCACAGAAAATCCTGTATTGCCATCTTCGCTGTTCGCATAGGCAACGTGAAAATATGGCGTCTTACCGTCTGCACCTGCCTTTCCCGGTGTTCCATCCGCTCCGTCAGCACCTTTTATGAGTGACCATGCGTAATCATCCGGATTCGTACTGTCCGCTTCCGTGAAATCCACATACATTCCGATGTATTCTCTATTCGGACTATCCACGGAGAAATCTGTTTTTCCATCAGCACTGTTTGCATACGCAAGGTGTGTGTACTGAGTCAGCCCATCAGTTCCCTTGTATCGTGACCATTCATAATCGCTTGGATTCGTACTGTCTACTTCTGCATCTGCTTTAAGAAAACCGACATAGATTGCTTCGCCACTTGTATAGATAGTATCGCCAGTTGAATCACTTATCACATTTCCGGCACTGTCAAGTAACTTTACATATTTGGGATTGTCCGACATATCAGAACCATCTGGCATAGATGCATAACGGATAGTCGGTGATTTTCCCGGAAGTCCTTTGTCACCTTCAAGTCCCTGCTTTTGTTTCGCTAATGTAAATCTCTTCGTTACAGAAAGATTAATCAGGTACGTTGCCTTAATGTCCACCCATCCATTGTCGGCACTCAAACCTGTGACAGTGTAAGTATGCGTATCTACATCCCAAGAGCCGGTTACACTGTCTGATTTTGTAATGGTATAGCTACAATCATTTGTGATATCTGACGAGCCGTACATAACTTTCGCTGTAGTTGTCACTGTTGGAAATACCGGAATGTTTCCGTCTGCGTCAGATGTGATCGTCTGCATATCGTTCGACAGCTGGAATGTCATATTCTTGGCAGATGCAATATTGTTGTCCATTTTTGTCAGTTTATCCGGCAAAGAACTACCACCAATTACAACATTATCACCACTGATGATTACTTTTTTGGTGTCCATATCAACCTGGAAGATTATGTTTCCATCGCTATCTCTGACAGTCAGTGCGCCTGTGTCAATATAATCAGCATTGATACCATGTGCGTACAGAATTTTTGCTATCAAATCGCCTGTCAGAAAGAAACCGTAAGGATATGTTTTGCCACCATCATTGGATACGCCAATGGCTTCTGCTGTGAATTTAATTACATTTTTTGATTCTGCAAGTGTAGGCTTGTCATGCAGATATGTAATAGTACTGCCATCTTCCTGTGCGACTGATGTTTCATATAATCCAGAAGAATTTTTTAAGGTTTCTTCTAATTTCTTTACTGCTTTTTCTCTAGCTGATTGTTCTTTTTTAACAAGTCGTCTTGCCTCTACGATTGCCTTAGTGGATTCTGACTGGAACTTGCTCTGCCCTCTGATAGGGTCGTCGGCTTGAGTTTTTACAGTAGTCTTTCCATTAACGGAACAAGAAACGTCCGTCAGCGGAGTTATATATCTGTTCCATTTGCGATCATAAGTATATGCCATATCTCCAAACTCAATGAGTGGGTTATATACAAGTTCTCCCGACATGTTACGGAATTTAGCTCCAATTATGGAATCGCCAATTTGAGCAGCTACCGTGTCCAAGTCCGAATCCGCAACAAGGTCGTTCTCCAATTCAAGAACATATCCTGTGCTTCCGTACATGGCTTCATTTTCTCTATTTTTTAGCTTGATTCCAGTAATCACAATATCATCACTAGAAACGGTTGGACTTGTAAAAAAGTCTTTGAGCTTTTCGGATGTGTCAGCTGCTGATTCGATCAGTGTCAAGAATCCATCACTATCAATTGTCCAGTTCCCTGTCGGACTGATAAAACTTTCTGAGTCAATACTTGCGCCGCCTTTAAATGTTACATTTCCATCAGCGTCCACTACTGCGTTGTAATCTTCTTGTACATTGGAAAAATCCCATCTGATAAATCGCAAGTATCCTCTGCTGTCCAGGCGAGCGTTCGCAGTCTCAAGCATTGCTGCCCATCCGAACAACTGACGAAACGTCATGTTTTCCGGAATCTCTGACACGATCAGATTTCCATGAGCCATGGAGACTTCTGACGGAATACCAAGAGTCTCACACGCATCTCTAACAAGAGTCTCTATTGACTGTGGCAGAACCAGATGAGATATATAAGTTGCGTTCGTTTTATACATATCGTCCAAAGCGGTAAAACTAAGGATTTCGCCATATTGTTCTGGTGTCGTAATTGTATAAATACCTTTATCAATGGTTTCGACTCTGTCTTCTGTCGCTGCTTTTGTTGCCAGAATCGCACCGCCACTCTGGTCAAGAATTGGGTCATAGTTTTCATCCAGCAATTCATCTGTTGCAGCCGGACTTGCTACGGAGGTCTGCATTTTAAGATACGCATGAACTTTTGCCATGTAGAAATTATAGTTTTTCCACTGGTCGGAAGTGTTGTCCAACTCCAATGTCATGGATTTACAAACAACGCAGCCAATCGGAAAGCTGCTACTTTCTGCACAATCGGAAAAAGTGCAGTTTTCACCCATGATTTCATTTTTGACTATTTTTACAGTTCCGTCAGGAAAGATGATTTCCACTTCTTGCCAGACTCTTTCTCCGTCCTGTAGTTTTTGTTTGAACGCATCAGATACATTAATCAAGTGGATTCACCCCCTGCATGTTAAAAGATATTTTTGATACAAATTTTAAGTCTGGCGAAATTTCTCCAATAGTTAGGTTTGCTTTTCCGACATAAAACGGGTCTGTTCGCCATGCCATGTGATACAGTGACCAATGATACAAATTGAAAGTTTTTCCTTTTGCGATAATTTTGAGAATTTTGTTTGCTTCTATGACTGGAACGTTTGATGCTTCATAGCTATACTGTTCGACTGTAAACAATGGAGTCAGCAATGCTTTTCCGAACTGCGTGCGGTTACTACCTTCTGAATAAGTTGTTTCAAGGTTATAACCCATATCTTTATCTGGCTGATAGATGGAAGCCCCATTCATCTTGTATCGCTCTGTTATACTTTTTGGGATAGTTGCCATTCTTCCACCTCCTATGCCAGTTCAAACGGATTTCTTCCGCTTGTGCTGCGTCTTAATTTTGCTTCATCAATAATTTCATCAAAGATTGTTCTGCGATTAATCTGAGCAATAAAACGATAATCGCCGCCACCTGTCTGCCGTCCTGCAGTTTCTTCCCGGAAAATCTTTCTGAGCAGCGCTTCCGGTGTCTCGATGTTGTTTCCTTGCTTCTGATCTCCTAACACAGCGAGAAATTCTGATCTTGGAGGAATAACAGCACCTTTTGCAAGATATGGAATAGTTGGAACTCGCGGAAATGTAGCACTAAATCCGATTGTTTTCTTTCCGAACGGTGTAGGCACTTCCCACGGGCCAAAAGAGAATGCGGATTCAATGCCACCAATTGCACTGTTGACAGTTCCAATTGCGCTATTTACAATGCCAATGACCTTGTTCAATATGTTTCGAATGGTATCTTTAATTCCGCCAAATATATCGACAACCTTATTTTTGGCTGATGTAAATTTTTCCACTATACCGTTTTTAATTCTCTCAACAAGATTTCCTACTGTTGACCAAATTGCAGTCCATTTTTGATATGCGCTGGATTTGACATTATCCCAAATCGTCACAATTTTAGATGCGAGATTCTTAAGACTAGAGCTTATAGCGTTGACAAATGTTGATGTTTTATTTTTAATCCAATCCCATACTTCCCCTGCAACTTCTTTAATCTTGTCCCAGTTTTTGTACAGTAATACGCCAATTGCAATGCAAGCCGTTATTGCTGCTATAAAAATTCCGCCCGGTCCGATAGCCGTTGCAATAGCTTTAATTCCTCCCATAATGCCGCTAGAACCAGTCATAAGTGCAATAAGGCCTTTTATAAAACTCGCTACTGTCGTTATACTTCCTGCTATTCTTGACGCTAGCCCTGCAATTTTCGCCGCCGCGAACGCTCCGATTAGAGCTGCGCCGAATGCTTCAATAATTGTTTGATGATCCGCAAAGAATCCAGCCAAATCCGATACCAGATTGATCACTGTCGGAAGTCCTACTTCAATCACCCATTTAAGCATCGGAAGAACGATATTGTTGTAAATCCATTCAAGAACATTTCCAATCGATTCCAGAATTGGCGCAAATGTGCTTGTTAGATTACTAATAGATTCCAACAACGGATAGAAGTCCAAGTTCGCCGCCCATGTCGCTGTATCCTCTGCAATCTTCTCAACAAACTGCATGACCACCACAAGAGCATCTGCGATATTCTGTATAATCTGCGTTCCGACGTTGTTTTTGCTCCACGCGTCAGCGAAACCGGAAGCAATGTTCCCAACGGTCTTAAGCACGTTCTGGGCAATCTTAAGCATGGTCGTGAGCATTGTTGTGCCTGTGCCATTTGTCCAGACCTCTACAAGGCTTTTACCTACACTCTTGGCGAGCTTTGCAATTCCCGACAAGGCAATGTTTGCCGCGTCAATGGTATTCTTACCTTCTTTTTTCCATGCGTCCTGAAATGGCTTCCAGAGTTTTTTAAGAAGGTCAGCAAGTTTCTTTGCGGAATCGCTAATCTTATCAAGTGCGGTTTCTCCCTCTGCCAGACTGCCATAGTCCACACTTCCAACCGAGCTCGGTAATCCTCCGCCCCCAGAACCAGTTCCACCAGACCCAGAACCGGATGGAGTTGAAGATGCGCCCTCTGTGGAGCTAACCTTGTGTACTTCATCAAGCGATGAAAGATAGTTTTTTGTTTCCTTATTCGCTTTTTTTGTTGCTTTTGCATTGTCGTTCGTGGCATCTGCCAGTTTTTCTGCATTATCTGCCGCCTGTCCATACTGGTCCGCTGTATCTGCGATCGCGTCTGTTCCGGCAAGACCCGCTCCACTTCCGCTCGTTTGACCGGAAGATTTCTTGCCAGTAATAAGCTCCGTGAATGACTTAAATGCGTTTGCCAGAGTCGCCAGTTTGCCGAGAAGAATATTGATCACTTTCAGAACAGGTGTAAAAATATTAATCAGCCCTTGTCCGACTGTTGCCTTGAGGGACTGCAACTGCAACTGCATCACTCGCACCTGGTTCGCCCAGCTGTCAGAAGTACGAATGAAGTCACCAGATGCGGCTGATAACTGTTCCTGCACAAAAGCAAAGCGGAGAGCAACTTTCTCCTGTTCAGTCATTGCAGATGTGGTCTTGCCGTAGCCATTTGCAAGTGCATATTGGTCAAGTGCGCTTTGTGTCATAACGACCCTTTATACCCTCGGTTTCCCGATATTTATTAGGGGAGTAGACTATCTCTTCATCCAAATAGGATGCATGGCACTTCGGAATAGGGAATTTCACCCTAAACCTACTTCCTTACGGAATAGTCGTTACACTTTCATCAAAAAAGAGCCTCTTATTGAGACTCTTCGATGCTTAGCACGGTATTGCCATGATTATTTAAATTTCCATTTGAATCCATATGCAGTACGATGTCTGTGAACATTATTGCATACTTTAGATATTAAGCCTTGGTCATATCCTGTTTCTCTACAAAGGAAGTTCATCCCCTCCCATTCTCTAATTACATTTCCATCTAAATCACATTGTAGAACCGCTCTTTGCTGAGTTTTTCTTAATCGTTCTACTCTCGTTCCATAAGCATTGTTTTCTTGAACAGTACACCATTCAAGATTTTCAACGCAATTATTCTGCTTGTTTTCGTCAATGTGATTAATAGAATTGCAACCGTCCGGCTTTTCAAGAAAAGCATTTGCAACCAATTTATGAATTGTAATTGTTTTCTTTTTGCCGTCTTTATGCAAAGAGACTATTGGATAACCGTAAGTATCAAGCGCAGGAGAATAAATTTTCTCTGGTACTTTTCTTGTATACCATTTTGCCTTGCATCTACGCTCAAGACTTTTTATTCTTCCCAGATTGCTTACTTGATACAGACCTTCGTAGCCGTTAATATCTTTCCAAATTTCTTCACTCATGGAAATCACCTCCTATAAATATTATATCATATAGGTGTCATAACCACAAGTTTTTTAAATAATTTTAGGCTTTTACCGTTAGCATTGCTCATAAAGCAACACACCGAAGATTTCTTCGTTCACCATGTTATTCAATACACATTGCTGTGTAAGGGAGCTAATTGTTAACCCAAGTCTTTAAGTGTTTCCGTTTCTCCTGTAAAAACTGACTTCAGTTTTATATAAGCCAAGTCCTGACTAATGTTGTAAAATGATGCCACATCACCAGTTAGCTGTGTCAGAGCCGTTGACATATCATAAGCCTGCTGTTCTGAAAATCCGAACGACTTAGACATTGCTCCGAATGTACCAACATATTGTTTCGCCATCGTTTCTGACAGTCCGGCTGAGGTCATGGCGTTCTTCGCAAATTCGTTTACCTTATCAGACATGGTTGTAAATGTAACATCAACCACGTTCTGCACTTCTGCCAGATTAGAGCCAAGTTCTACGCACTCTTTCCCAAACTGGGCCAGTTTCCCAATTGCGAATGCTCCGCCAATCAGTATGCCTATTTTTTTTACTACGCTGCCAAGTCCGTTAAAAGACTGTCTGATTGCTGATACACCGTTTTGCACGCCTGATGTGTCCATTCTGGTATCAATAATGACTGAGCCATCAGCAGCCATGCGTCCACCTCCTAACTATTTGAGGTTCAACATCTCATTCAGCTTATCTTTATAAGCTTGCTCCTCATCGCTGAGACGTGTTTTTATATCAATAATGTTCTTGTTTTCCTGATAGAATTTCTTTTCCCATTTATCGAGCTTTTCACCCTTTGCTTTTTTTGAACGGATTCCAACGACCGTGTTGAACAAGCACTCGCCAGACTCCATAAAGTATCCGAAAAACGTCCACCAGTGCATATAAGGCACTGCTCTGATTTCTTTGCCGGCAACCTTGT